TTCAATTCGTTCACGCTTAATCTGGCCTCTTAACTTTAAGAGTTCTTCCCAAGCATAAAATCCACGAGTTTGTATAACGATTTTTTTTAAGTTTTCTTCTAGGTCATCTGCTTTTTTCAGCGCGGCAAATGTCTCAAGTGCTTCCTCGCTGGCCGACGTGAACGGCGATGCTTTTTTCTTTTTATGCTGGCCGCGTACTTCGTCAATTGCGCCCCACATAGCGCCGACGTCTTTCATCATCGACTGCGTGTCTTTGCCTATTTTGACGCCTGTTTTGATTGCGGCAAAAGCCGTCATCGCAATGGTAATCGGGTCCATGCGCAGCCTCGCTTATTATGCTTCTGGGCTGACCCGCTTTGGCACGCAATACGCCAGCGCGCGATCTCGTGGCGTCTCATATCCAAATCGTTTAACGATCATCTGCGCCGCAATTAGACAATTTGGTAAACTGGCAAATTCAACTTCTGCTATGATTTGTCGATCAGTTCCAATGCCCTGCCATAAAATTAAAATAAAAACGTGTGTCACTGCATTTTTATCAAGATCGTGACGCACGTCAGCAAGATTGCGCCCGTTGAAGCAATCAGCACATTTTCAAGTTTCTTAATGCGCGTGAATAGCTCTTTGTGCTGGATTTGGACGGTCGTTTGCAAAGCGATCATATCCTTTTCAAGCTGACCCACGCGATCTGAAATATCAGGCATTTGGTGCAGTCGGCCAAGTTATTTCGCCGGGCAATTGGCTCGGCACGTCCCGCAACGCTTGACGATACGTGCGCCATGCGTCTGACATAGTCACGTCACTGTTAGCCATCCAATCGCAAGCGGCTAATTTAGCATCACGCTCAATGCGTAACTCTGCCGCAGCGCGAGCATTTGCACCAGCCGCCCATGCAGCTTCCTCCGCGTCCCGCGCGGTTTCCTCGTCGGCGGAAAACTGTACAGATTGACCATTTATATTGTGATAGCGGGGCATGATATTCTCCTATGAGTTAGAAATTCCGTACATTACGATTTCGCCAGATTCTATATTTCCACTCTCCATAATGAAACGAAGTGCATCTACGTCTTCAACGGCTAGTCTTGTACCGCCAGTATTTCTTGCATAATAGTTTCCGTTTGATAGAGCGCCCACAGCAGTACCAAGACCAGAAGTATAAGTGGAAGTATTGTGTGGGGCAAAAAGATTAAACATCCCACATATTCCGAATTCGTTTGCCTCGCTGCCAAGACGAAGGTTACTACATTGTATGCCAATACTATCATCAGCGCCATCGGTGTTATGATAATCGCCATTCGTAGTTGCGTAAGCACCACCATCGTTAGTGCTCGTCTGTGCTAATAAGTAAACAGCATCAGTCGCAGGAATAACGTTTTGAAACCAGAACTGATAGTGGTCGTATTTAGTCTCATCAAAGTGCCCATCTTGCGCCCTAAATTGTACACTTCCTGCATTAGATATAGCACCTGTGCTAGCTATAAAAACTAAACTACCACCACCTCCACCGCTAGCAGCCCAACTAATGTCTGTGCCATCTGAGGTAAGAACCGTTCCAGCACCGCCTGTAGCTAGTCTAGCAGTTGCACCGCTTGCGTTGCCATACAAAATTGACCCACGCGTAATTGCGTCAAGTTGGTTTATCTCTGCACCTGACGCGCTGATTGCTGTTGATCCAAGCGTCAGACCAGCTGTTGTGATTGACTGCACAGCGTTGCCAGATTGATCAAGCACAGCAATTGATATCCAAGCGTCGTTCGCCTCATTGCGTAGTTTCAAAGTGTTGGTGTCTGTTTCATACCACCATTGGTTTGCGTATTTTGTTGCTGGCTCTGCATCGCCTGAAGAGTTTGACGCCAGTGCAACCAGCGCGTTATTCAGATCAGTTCGCGTCGCCGGGAAACTCTGGTTTGCAATATTAAAATCATGTTGAGACATTTATGATAGTTCCTTTCCGAAGCCTTTTGCGACGTAATCCAAAGTCACCGCGTTTGTGCTGGCTGACCCGCCTGTAAATGTGTTGATTGTAAAGCCAGTGCGGCTTTTGCTTGTGATTGTGTAGCGGTCGCCGTCTGTCAGGTTTGCGAGTGACAGCCCAATTGCAGGCACTGCTTTGAACGGCGTTGCGAAAGTGACCGCCTTCGTCCCGGTAAACACAATATTTGCGCCGCTTTCTGTTCGATCTTCCATATCAATGCTGGCCGAAAGCGCGCTGACAAGCGGCGTGACGTTTGTATCTGTAGATGACAGCACAGCTCGGAATTGCATTGCTCTGGCGGTCACGTCAGCGACCGTGAAAGATGCCCAATCAGTATAGGTCGGAGTGCCTGCTGGATTATCGTTTGTGTGCCGTACTTGCACAGAAACTGAAACGTCATCAAACGCATTTGGCTCCCCGTCAAATAAACCTGCGCGGCTGTCAAACTGTCCCTGCGCGAGGTCCATAAGGTCAGTTAAATCAGATCGCTCTACGGTCACATTGTTTGAAATTCTGCTTGTGTATTTTTCACCAAGGTCAAGATCTGTTGCGAAATAGTATATACCGCTTGATGCAAAGCCGCCGACATCGCCGTCAAAATTGCCAGCGCGATCATCAAACAAGCCTGTGACGTCATCGAACTTTGGAGCAACATCAAGTTCAAGTTTGCTGTCGTTATTTTTAACGACGTCAGATTTGACCCCAGAAAAAGTTGGATTTTCTGTGAAAGCCTGCACAACATTTAGATCGCCAAGATTGACGTTTGTAATGACAAAGCTTGCCGCGTTTGCTGAGACGTTTGACCCGCTGGTTGTATCGTCCACAGCTTTAATGAAATAGGTTCCTGACGCCGCTGGAACAGCCAAACTGCTCGAACTGCTAACAACCTGCGCCAAATCTTCAGCAGCAGAATAAGTCGCACCGCTCGTCTGACTTGAGTATCGGATAACATAATGCGCCAAATCAAGATCAGCCACAGGCGTCCAATTTAAATGCAGCGTCGATCCGACCGCATTGCCGTCAAAGTTGGTCACGTCAGCTGGCGGTGCTGCCAATGCGTCAACATAGAAGTTTGACACAGCGTTGAAATCACCGCGCACGCCTAGCGCATTGATTGCTCTCGCACGCACGTCGTAAAATCCATCTTCGACGCCAAATGCTTCAGCGCGCACTGTGCCAGTGTACCCGCTTGAGACAGACAACGGCGTATAGTTTGTGTCGCTGGATTTCTTAAACTGCACTTCAACTTGATCAACCAGCGCGCTTGCAGTGCTAATGTCAGCAAGCAAAACCGACATAACTTTTCCGCGCACTCTGCGCAACTCGCTGCTTAAACTAATTCCGACGCTTGGCACCTCAAACGGCGACAGCAAGGTTGTGTTGTCGCGCTCATATACTAGGCCATCATCGACCTCATCATAAATGCTGGCCGCTGTTTCTCTTAGCGTCATTTCAACGCCAAAACCAAGCTGATCGCCCAAGCCAAATTTCCATTCGGCAATCTGAAACAACTTGCCAGACCATCCAAATCGCGTGTTGCTGATTGCAACCGTGTCGCCAACCTGCAAAGCCAGCGCACGCATTCCAAAACTTGCTCTGATCGTTAGTTGTTGGCGATTGCTTTCAAGCATAATCCGCGCAATGCGGCGCGCCTCGATTGAATTATCTGTAAACGGCAATTCAACATCAGCGACCGTGACTTGACCATTATCAGCCGTTACAAACGCAGTATTTGTGACAGGCGGGAAATCAGTGACTTGATAGTTACTTTCGTCTCCTTTGAATGTGCCTTTTATTTCGTTGAAATTGTCGCGTCGGCTGTGCCTAGTTGAAACTGTAATTCCACTGCGCAAATCGTTTTCATCAAGCGCCAATGCCGACCCAGTAAACGCGCCAGCTTTCATGCGCCATTTGCCTTGCGCATACCAAAGCGACCCAATCATCGACGTAAGGATGTTCGTTAGAAATTCACCCGGTCTAATCGCAGTGGTAAATGCGCCGTTGGTTGTGTATCGCGTTGTTTCAACTAAACCTGTGCCAGTTTCAGGCACTGACGTTGCACTGAAAACAGTTCCGACATTATTGTCAGCGGCACCGATTAGCGTGAAATCTGTGTCTCCGACAGTTTTAATTTTATATTTGCCACCGACAAAAATAGACGTGACAGGATTGCTGACAAACTGATCACAGATATTTGCCGCTGCAGTCACTGACGTGTCATCAATGTTGACCGAAGCCTCGCCTAGTCCATAGCCTGACGATAGTATATAATCGCGAACGCAAAGCGCTGGATTGTCCGACCATGCAGTTGCACTTGTGCGCGGGTCATAAACCTTTTTGCCTTTTATTACCGCAGTTATTTGAGGCAAACCATTCGGAAAGGCATCTGCATCATAGATAAATTTGCAATACAGATAAGCGATGCCGCGCAGGCGATGTTCTGCCGTCCAATCAGCCACCGAACTGACGAGTCTGCTGTCTGCTTGCTGATCGTCAGTTCCTAAGTGAGTATATATCTTTAAAAGGCCGTTGTATATTAACGGGCTTGACACATTGCCGTTGGAATCAATTGTTGCCACTTCGTCGTTAATGAAAATCGTTTCAAAGGCTTCGATTTCATGGCCTGCAAAACCAAGCACGCGATGCAAATTCATATTTTGACCGCCAGTTGTCTGATCAAACAATCGCGCGCCACCAACCCGCATTTTTCCATATATTATCTGATGATCAAGCGCCGATCCGCTGGCCGTGACACTATATCCGCGATTGCTTGCCTCGCCGCTTGATGCCCCAGCAGATAGACCGCCAAATTTTGGCTTTGGTGACAATGCGCCCATTATGAACGACGTAGCCATCGATGACAAAAGATAACCCGTTAAAGTGCTGGTCAGCACATACCCAACGCCAGCTGAAAAGCCAGCAGTTGCGAAAACTGTCGCTGTAACTGCCATTATTTATCACCCAGAAATTTAGTATAAACTCGCTCGGTTTGTGCAAATCCAAGCCGTTTTAAAACCGAGTCAAAAGGGCGATGCACTTTTGTGTTGATCGCCATGACACTCACTCCATCTGCACGCAAGCACCGCTCTGCAAACTTAATTAAACCAAGACCAGCCCAGCCCCGCCGCGCAATTGGCGACAAATACAAAACATCATTCGACGCAAAAACGTGATCCATGTAATGTGGATTTGGCGTGTTGACCGTCACAAAATAACCGACCAGATCGCCTTTAAGCCGCGCTGTAAAAATCGACAATTGCCCAGACGATTCTAGCGCTTCATACGCATCCCAATTTGGATTGAGTTTTATTTTGCTTTTGTGCATCGCAATTTCTTGCCAATGTTGCTGAATTAAATCTTGCGCCTCATCTCGGCACGAAATTAGAAACTCTTGCGCAAATTTAACTTGCACTACGACCCCAGACTATTTCCTTGTCCTGCAGATCCTCAACAAAATCTAAACCTAGATCGTCGAGAAAAACTGACTTTTGGTACGCCGACGTGAATCGGGCAGTGCGCGGTCGTTCTAAATCAATCAACTTGTTCTCAATCGACAGCTCAATTGTTGACGTGTCGGCATCCTCGGCAATGTTCATCTGATCCATGTAACCGCTGAAAATCTTGGTCAGATTACTTTGCGCGGCTTCTGGATTGATGCCGAAATAAACGTTAGCCACGCGGCCCTGATATGGCTCTGTTAGCGCCAAGGCGATAACTGACGAAGGTACACCGCTCATGCTTAACACAGCGCCTCTAACGCCTAAATCTGACGTTTCTTCAACGGTTGAAATGTTCAACAATACGCCAGCGCCAGCCCAGTCGTTGCCTTCATATGACAGAGTGCCGATCCCTGTCCAAAGTCGCAGCACTTTTGCGCCATCAAATAATAATTCGACCGCAAAAAATGGTTTTAGAACGTCATCATCAAGCGCGCTTGATATTGCTGCGCTTATGTCTCGGCTCATCTAAACAGCCTCAATTGCGGCAAAGGTCATGCCGTAAACTGCGACCTCGTTTACCGACCAATTTGTTTCGTTTGACGCCAACCGAAATATTCCTTTGGTTGATTGCACTGTCACAAGCGCGTCATTTGCAATTGACGTGCGAACATTGGGCCAAACATCAACAGTTATCTGACCAGTTCCATT